ACATAAAAGCATAAGAAAGTCAAGCTTTATTTCTTCTTTTTACTTGACTTCTCTGCTGGTTTGTTGTATATAGCGTCCCAGTTGCTAGCAAACTTGGCTGAATCAGTCTTTCTAGTGGCACTTCCCTTACCACCGTGTGTCTGACCCTTCACTTCTTTACTGGCTTCTTCTTAGGAGCCGTCTTCTTCTTAGGTGGTCTACCGACCTTTGTTCCGTATGTACCTTTACCGTATGGCATAGTATTCTCCTGTTATGTTTCATATAATGTACAATGTACATTTAAGTGTACGTTTGTTGCACTTTTATGTACCTATAAGTGTACTACCACTTAGATTTATCAGCCCAATAAGCTGCTGACATTTTACCTTTTGCTATGTTCTTACCGTGTCGTGCTTTGAAGCTGGCTCTCTTGGCTTTCATACGAGCAGATTCACCCGCTTTGGGTTTGCCTGCTGTGCTTGCCCCCTGTTCTCCATACCTAATCGTCTTGATTTTGTCACCTTCCTTCGCCACAACAACATGGCTTTTCTTTGGATGGTTGGGGGTACGCTTCGGCTTATTGTATCCACTGACTCCAGCCCTAGCTAGCCTTGGGTCTTTTTTTACTGGCATTCTTAACTCCTGTATTATCAGCTAGTTGTTTCTTTAGCTGTACAATTTCATTGTTTAGTTGCTCAAACTTTACATTTATCTGAGCTACTACGTTCTCTAAATCCCTTGTGCTAACCATTACTGTAGTCCTTGTGTCGGCATTTGCTGTGACATAGCTGGCTCTTGTGGTGCTGGAGTTGCTTCTACATTGCCTTCCTTAACCGCTACTTCTCTCTCCTTCAACAACTGCTTAGAGATTTCAAGACGCTTCTGGAACTCTTTGTCATCTGCGTCTCCAGCTTTAAGGTTTGTAGTAACAGCCTTGATACGATCAATCTCAAGCTCCTGTGGTATTGCCTGTGCTTCCACTGTAATCTTCTGCGCCCTAGCAGCAGACTCTTGTGCCTGTCCGTTGAGTGCAGCAGTCTGTGACTGTTGGAACTGTACCTGAGCTTGCTGTGCTGCCTGTGCTGCTTGCTGTGCTTCTGGGTTAGGCTGGTTAGCTTGCTCTAGTGTAGCAATCAACTCTTCACGGTTAGACAGGTTCATGTTGTCAATGATGGACATGACCAGCTTAGGATACATAGGCGTATCTGGTGACATGGTCTGTAGCAACTGAACAAGCTGTGTAACTTCATACTCACGAGCGATAATACCTAGTGAGCTAGTAGTGTGGAACTTGTAGTCAGCTACTGGGTATAGCTCAGGCTCAAACTGCATGTAGCGGTAAGCAGCCTTCTGTACGAAAGGAATAAGGAAAGAGTCTTGGAAGTTGATCAAGGTACGCTTGTGACGCTTGATGATAGCGCCTAGTGACATAGAGACACCAGCAGCAGTAGCTTCACCATTGATAGAGCCAGCAATACCTGCTGAGTCAATAGCACCTGTGGCTGTCTGTACCATAGTCTGTAGCGACTGAGCCTGTGCAAAGGTGATCTGGTTGACTTGACCAAAGTTAAAGGGCTGTAGAATCTCAGCAGGGTTGCCGTTAGTGAGGATGGTTTTCCCTGGTTGTATGCTGGGTTTAGCGCCTCTAGGCATACGAGAAGCGTCCATAGCCATCATTGGGTGTATGGTTAGTGCTAGAGCATCAATACGTGCGCGTAGTTCTGTGTCTAACGCCTTCTGGCTGTTATAGCCTTTCTCACATACTCCTCTGCCCCAGAAGCGGCTAGGAACGACATCCCATGGGAATGCTACGACTGGACGATCCTGCATCATGTACGGGTTCTTCTCAGCCTTTAGTAGTGTACCGCTATTAGCGATAACAACCATAGCTTCTACATAGTAGGAGTCATCCTCTTCATCGTCAAACTCTACAACCTCTGCATCTTCAGGAGATACATCCTTCATAGCCTTCTCAAGCAAGTGACGAGGAACAAGACCGTAGTATTTAGTTAGACGAACCTTGTCCTGTTCAAAGCTAGTTAGCTCCTGATCAGGCTCAATGTCAAAGTCGCTGCTGGCTAACTCTACAGGTACGTCACGATAAACACCCTTCTCCTGTAGCTGCTCAACAAGGTGTGAAGATACATACTCATCTACTGCACAGCCCAATGCTGAATCAATGTCAGTGGCAACAGGGTCAATGAGGAAGTTCTGTGGCATGACAGGACGTAGCTTAACGCAGGTACGGTCAGAAATGGTAACACCTACTGCTTGTAACTCACCACCCATAACAGGCTGTGAAGCAGGTTTCATTTCCTTTTCTTCTTCTAAAACAATCTCAGCGATGCCTGTACCAAACACTGCTGCATTGATAAGACACTCAGCCACACCCTTGCGTATCTTGTTCTTTGCAAAGTCTTCTTCCAAGTAGCTACGCAGTGCAGCAACGTCCTGTGGGTTCTGGTCACGAACATCGTCTTTAATGTCAAAGAACTGACCACGACCAAAGGTGGCTTCTTCTAGCTCAGCAACGGAAGACTCTACAGCCTGCTGCAAGGCAGGGGAGATAATCTTAGATCGCTCTGACCTACGAGTTTGATCTTCAGCAGACCAGATGCCACGCCATAGGCGGTAGTACTCATCAAAGTTCTGCTGGTAGTTAGCACTGAAGTGATCTCGCCAGTCATCTCACTTCTGGATTACCCAGTTTTCTAGGTGTTGCTCTGTAGCGAAATTCTCTTTATCTTCTAACATAGTTAATACCCTGCGTATTTATCTAGGAATTCGTAGTCTTCTTCTTCATAGTCGTAAGCATAGGAGACTTTGGCTAACTGGTCTATGTATGCTAGGCAATCTATCAAGTCATCGTGGACTAGTGGATTAGGGAACTGGAATAGCTCATCTAGGAACTCTGTGTTCCACTTACCCTTGTTTAATGTGATGTTGCCATGTTCAAAGCGTCCCTGCAATGCCCATACTATTCTATCTACTTTCTTCTTGTTGCCGTGGGTTAACTCTTCCACCCTAAAGAATCGTTGGTTCTTCTTCATCTGATCGTTGAGGTAAGGGCTAACAGCGTTCTTTAACGCTCCTTTCTCAATTCCGACTGCGACTGGCTTGTACTTGCTGACTGCCCCGAAGATACGTCTGGCGGTCTCTTCAACGCCCCATCGCCCATATATGATATCAGCAACCCACCAGCCTTCCACGCCCGCTTTAACAACGGCAATGCCTGTTTGGTCAAGTCGTGCAGTTTTGGTAGTTGCTTTCTGTACGTCTGCAAATCCTGCCAAATCGACAGCAATATAATACTCACCATCTGTTGGCTCCTCTTCGCTAAACAATACATCTTCTTCTTTAAATAGTTCACTGCCGTGCGCCTCAAAGGAAGCCATAAACTCCTGACGGAAACTAAAGGCTGACATACTCTTCTCAGCAGCCTTGATCTCGTTAGGGTCTAGTAGTGGGTTGTCAAAGCTGGTGAAGTGGTAACCTTCCCAGTCTTCATCTTTAGAAACACTTGCATAGGTGAATAGCTCGTAGAAGTGGTTACGTCCCATTGGCGTACCAATGAACATAGCAGAACCCTTCTGATCCGCTAAAGCAGGGCGTAGGATTTGTTCCCACACCTCTGGCTTCATGTCAGCGTACTCATCCATAACCAAGTACTTCAGGCTAACACCACGCATAGTCTCTGGTCTATCAGCACCCTTCAGGGTTAGCAACGCACCGTTGATAAACTTAATCTGTAGGTTGTTGACATGGCTTGAGGCTATGACACTATGCCCTAGCTCCAGCAGCATCTGCCACATGATGTCCCTAGCCTGACCCTGTGTAGGGGCAACATAGAACACCTGACCTTTCTTGGCTGACAAGCAGTTAAGGATTAACGCCCACGCAGCTAGTCTACTCTTACCTGTACGTCTACCAGCAGCAATAACCTTAAAGCGTGTCGTATCTTCGTAGACTTCTTGCTGCCAAGGTAGTAGCTCAACCTTTAGATCAGCCAAGCTAGTACGTCCACATTACAGGAGATTCATTACCGTCAAGGTCGCGGATGTCAACATGCACAAAGCTACGAGCAACTCCAACTCCTGAAAAGCCCAGCGAGATAGCCTCCTGAACAATTCTAAACCGTTGTACACCGTCACTGACTTTAATGTCTGCTGCAATACCTTGGGCATGAGTTCCTGCTTTCTCCTTCTTGGCTTCTATAGGGTGGTCTTCAGAACGATAACCACTCGTGATAATGAAGGGGAAGCCACATCTTGCACGCAACAAGTCCAATCTCAGTAGGAGTCTATCACTAATCTCATTCTCACCTGTGTATTGACAGGCAAACTCTTCTCTAGTGAAGTAATCTAAATCGTTGTTGATGTTATGCATCTGTGTACTCCCCATCAATGGGTTCATCATTACCAGATATGATGGTAGTCTCGCCACCTACACCAGTAATGGAAATGTTAATAGCACTCTTACCGCCAGTTTCCTTGTCTTTCTCAAAGTAACTAACGGGTAACAATCTATCCATGCAGAGCTTCCAAGCCGCTGCCTGATTCTTATGGTCATCATCTAACGCAGCGTTAAGAATGCTGTCTAACACCTTCCTACTCTTAGGAGATGCTAACATTCTAGCTTTATAGTCGTTAATGATGGAAGCGTCACCTTTAGGACGACCTACGCTATTGCGCTTGCCCTTGGTAACCTTAGCTACAGCAGACTTTTTAGGTCTACCGACTCTTTTGTTAACACTCACAGAATTACCTCTATTGAGATTCTTGTCTATATAGTCTATAGAGACTCTTTTCCACCGCTAAAGCCCTTTAACAACTATTAGAATAACAACTAGTAGTAATTACTTTTACAATGGAAAAGACGTAAAAGATGGAAAAGCATTAAAGGGCTGTAAGAGAGCTGAAAAGCGTGTTGTTTAAACTATATAGTCTATACT